CAGAGAAAGCAATCTTTTCAGAAAACCTTTCCTGAACTGTGTCTGTAGTGTAAATAGGCATATGAGTGAATGGCTATATGGCGGAGAACCCATCGACAATTTACCTGAAGACTGCGAAGCATTTGTGTATTTGATAACAAACAAGCTGGATGGTAGAATGTATGTTGGGAAGAAGCTGGCTAATTTTAAAGTAACACGCCCTCCACTTAAGGGCAAGAAGCGTAAACGTAGAAGCACAGTGGAAAGTGATTGGCGAGAATATTGGGGCAGCAATGAACATCTTAAAGATGATGTTGCTAACCTGGGTGAAGAGAATTTTATACGTGAAATTCTACACTATTGTCCCAGCAGAGGTATCGCCAGTTACTTGGAAGCAAAAGAACAATTTGATCGTGACGTACTATTAACTGACGATTACTATAACGGTATTATCAATGTCAGAATAGGCGGCTCTAAAATACTTAAAGAAACACTCATGGCACTTAAACAGAAAAAATAGCATTTGGCAAACATGGCATCAATTCAAAATACACATGGCATTCATGGCACTCCTAATAACTCTCATGGCTTATTTCTAGGCACTTTAATACATTAACTAACAAACAACACACAAACAGTTCACAAGGTTGACGGGCCGGATATACAAATACCGTTGCTAAATCCATTCTGATGTGAGATGGTACGCAAAGCATTTTACTGTTATGCAATTCTAAGCACTACCCTGCTGAAATATCGCAGGATGCCTAAATGACCTCCCTCTGTGAGAGAAACATTTGCTTAGTCTTATAAGGTTGTGAACCAGGAGACTGGATTCAGGAAAGCACTATACACTATATTGTTAGGTTGAAGCGAGCTAACATTAAAAGTCGTCGCAGGTAAGGGTAAGTTCAGAGCCCAATAGTGTGTGCATCCATCAAATACCTGCCTTCTGTATTGGCTGAAGACACTCGTCGGAAGAGCGCAAGCGTCCAATTTCATACGTTGCCCCTAAACCGGGCTTCGTATGACATCAACATCTGTCGGAAGTATCCAAAAGAAATAAAACAATCATCATAGAATATAATATCCGAATATAAAAAAATTTCGTAAGATAAAAAATTCCAACAAGTGAAGTGAAGTGAGCGATAGCGATACGAAATGTAACGCAGTTGGAAAGGCCTTCAGGCCTTCTTAGTTGATGTATATTATGGTGTGATTTCTTTTTTTAACCAGTACTCTGAGTTCTGCGTGTGTATCTGAAACAGGGCAGCGCAGATATTATAGCCACAAAAAAAGCAAACTAAATCGTTTGCTTTTGCTGGATGCAACTTAAATCAGTTGCTTCTATAATTCGTCACTTGGGTTCTTGCCGGCTTTCAGTTGGTTGTATTTGTTAATAACACCCACAGCAATTTCTCGCTCTTTGTTGCTCATTAACTGAGCATCTTGCCAACTAATGCTTCCCCCGCTGTAAACTGCTATTTCAATCAGGCTCTTCTCTAGAGCTGCAGAATCCTTTTTAAGTTTGTTAAGTAGCTCAACAATCTCAGCTGATGATGCTGTCGCTAGGAAGCTGTGAAAAAATTTACAGGGTCAAATCCGATCTCCTTCTCGAAGAGCTCATCGCATTCTTCACAGTGAAGTTGCATCACCTTGTTAACTCCCAGTTCGTTTACTTCCTTGATACTGGCTTCGATCTTTTTGCCCACTGAACTCTCACAGTTTTCCAGGAACTCCTGAATCTGCTTGCGATCAGTAACCACAAATTCTTCATCGTTTGAGTCAACACCACGCACACTGGCAACACTGTCCACTATCAGTTCAAAATTCAATGCTGCAATCTGCACAAAGTTTGTGTTGAACGCTTTTAGCTGTTCCATCTCATCTTCAATATCAGATAAACTTTGCAAGCTGCGTGTGCTCTTGAAATTAGCGATACCTGCTTTTACCGTGCTTTCATATGTGTACGGTCTGATTTCAATATCCAGTCCACGAGCAGTTTCAAAGCGGTAAGTTTCCTTGAGCACAGTCATAGAGTCCAGTGCCGCTTCAATGCTAGCAATTCCTGAAGCAGTTTCATTACATTTGGGACATTGTCCTGTGACTTCAATATCGTCGCCACTTGTTGCACCCTGAATAGCAATTAACAGTGTGTCTACATCGTTGCTGATTAACTGTCTGGGCTTTTTAACTGCCGGTACACAGCTGGCAATCACTTGTGCCACAGCCTCACCATTGAGCAGGGCATCCGGATTTTTCATGATCATTTCGTCTTTAGCAGTCATGGGGAACACTGCCAGTTCATTATTTTCCGGCCATTCTATCACGCCTTCATCGTAAAACTTACCCTGTGTAGGTAAGCGTGTGTACAGCTTTGGTGAGCGATAGAAACCCGCCAAAGGGTTTTGTGTGTTTGCCATTTAAAACTCCTGTTAATGAATAGGATAAATATCGTAAAGCGTGATTTATCCAAACGGTATTTATCACCATAAAAACTGTAGTTAACGAGAACCTGAATGGCAGACATTACTTTACCCGACGGCAGCAGAATACCTGAATATGCTCTTGAATCTACCCAAGCGGAGATCATGAAGCTTCTGAGTGCGCAAGTCAAAGCGGACGAAAAAAGTCTAGCCAAGTACAAAGAGCTGGTTGATCTAGCCCAAAAGACTAGCGAAAGTAACCAAGATCAGGAGCAGCTACAGGACGAACAAATCAAACTGCTACATGGCATACGCGAAGATTCCAAGAAAGGCAAGAACAACCTGGGCAAGGGGCTGAACTACCTGGCTGATGGTGCAATTAAAGCAGGCACAATGCTAGCAGGCAGTGCATTAACGGCATTTGGATTTGCAGCCAAGAGTGCATATAACCTGGGTAACACCATGGCTGAGCTGGGCAATGTGGGTATTGGCTTGGGCGGAATGGAAGGTGCAGCAATTGCCAGCATGGCCAGTTTACAACGGTTGGGATTAAGTGCAACAGAAGCAGCCACACTGATGCGTGACAGCTCAAGTATTATGGCTGTAATGGGACAATCTGCTTTCGTTAACATGAATTCAGAACTAGCCAAGATAACTGGCAGTGGCGCAAAGTTTGGTATGACCATGAACCAGCTTGCAGAAGTTGCCAGAGAAGATCTGGAAATTCGTCAAAAGCTGGGATTACTGGATAATTTAAATGCAAGTCAAGCCGCTAAACGCAGTCAAGAAATTTATGGTCAGCAGCTAAAAGCAACCAAGCTGTTAGGCAAAAGCATGGAGGATATTCGTGGAGCAAGCGCAAATACACTATCAAGTGCAACGATGGCTGTGCGTGTACTCTCGATGGGCCCGAACGGTGAAAAATTTGTTCAAGCCCTGCAAACTGGACTGGGCGGCCTCGCATCCATTGGATTAGAAGACAGTATAATTGATGCAATAGGTAACTCCATTGGTTCCACTATTGCGTTTGATGGTGAGGAAGGACAGCAATTATTTAATACATTAAGTGTGCTAGATAAAAAGATGGGCTCAGGATTAACGTCAAGTATTCAAAAGATGAACGAGTTGGCCAAAACCGATCCGGAGAAAGTAGGTCCAGAACTTGAAAAATTCAAGAAAAAAATGATGGATACTGCGGCAAGCATGTCACCAGAAGATTTTGCAGAATATGCTGCATTCCTACAGAGTGGAGAGCTGGGTGCGATGGGTGAGTCGCTCGCTCGGAGTATGGCAGAATTACGACAAGCTCACGACCGGTACAACAAAGTCTACGGTGAGGGAGCCGATAAGGCAATAGAACAATTTGGCAATCTAGCACAAGGTGCCAAAACTTTTGACAACTCAATGGGTCAACTGCGCGGGGCGTTTGGCGGAATGTTCACAGATTTAACTGGAGCCCTAGGTCCAGCAGTGGGCGGTTTAGCAGCAGCGTTTCAGGATTCGGCAGATTTACAAATAGAAGACGGAAAAGTTGTTAAGGGCCAGATGGGCATTGCTACTGCATTCAAACATGCAATGCTGGACGTTACTGAGATAGTGCTTAAGATGTTTGGTGGAACAATGAAAGACGGTGCTGCCGACTTTAGTGACTTGACCGAATCACTGCGTGAAAAACTGGTTCCAGCCATACTATCATTTGGACAATGGTTTAAGGATCACAAAGACGGTATATTTGATACACTAGTGGGATTCAAGAATTTAATTGTCGGTGTAACTGCTCCATTTAGAGCCCTGTTTAACTTACTCACGGGCGATTTTGCTAGTGCCGGAGAGAATATAAGTAATGCATTCGGATCGTTAGGCGGGAAAATTGGATTAGCTGTTGCCGGTTTTGTAATACTCAACAAAACACTGGCTGCTGCCAGTGCCGGTAAAGGCATCGTCAGTAAAGTTATGGGACTATTCAGCAAAGGCGGCGGTGGCGCTGGCGAAACTGTGGGAAAAGCTGGCGGCGGCGCATTAGGCGGGATTGGCAAAGGAATTGGTGCGCTGGGTAAAGGCATAGGCAAAGGAATTGGTGGCATTTTCAAAGGACTAGCCATAGGAATCGGAGCATTTGCAAACCCCAAAATCCTAATAGGCGCAGGCATACTAGCAGGATCGATTTTGTTAATTGGTGGAGCAGTTGCTGGTGCCACCTGGATGATGGGCAAAGCATTACCCACTATGGCCGAAGGACTGGAAGCATTTGAAGGCATCAACGGCGCTAACCTGATTGATGTGGGCTTGGGCATGCTTGCTGTGGGTGCTGGTATTGCAGCCATGGGCGCAGGTAATGTAATAGGCGCAGTGGGTAACCTGGTTGGCGGAGCATTTGACAAGCTAAACGACTTACTGGGTGGTCCCAGCATCATGGACAGAGTGGCAGAGTTTGCCAAGTGGGATATTGATGTTGTCCGTGTAGAAAATAACTCGCACGCTCTGGTGGCTTATGGCAAAGGCATGGGGGCGTTGGGCGCAGCTCAAGGACTAGCTGGTATTGGTAATTACATCAGTTTCATATCGGATTCGCTAGTCAATCTGCTGGGTGGCGACACTCCACTGGAAAAAGTACAAAAGTTCAGCGAAATGAAGTTCAATAAAGAAGGAATTCAAAACGCAGCAGATGCCATATTTTTATACAGTGTGGCTATGTCTAGATTAGCTGATGTTGAGATTCCTGGAGCGACCCTTTCTGGATTGATCAGCGACATAGGCCAAGGTGTACTGGCATTCTTCGGTGCAGAAAGTCCATTAGAAAAACTGAAACAGTTTGGTGATGCTGGACTGAATGCGGCTGGAATAGTAACAAATGCCAGAGCTATATTAGACTACGCCACAGCAATGAGTGCACTTAAGGGTGTAGACGTTAAAGACCTAGATCGAGCCACTTCTGGGCTATTGAGTGACCGCAGCATGGCGGCATACGAACGCCTTAAAGCGTTCAGCGAAATGGACATTGGTACATATGCACTAATGGAACAAGGCCGGGGTCTTGCCTGGTTTAGTGAAGGTATGCAAAGTCTTGCAGAAGTAGACGCTGATGCGGCTGTGACAGCAATTGAAAAGCTAGCAAAAGCCTACGGTAGCTTTAGTATGTTAAATCCAGAGAGACTGGTTGCTGTGGCTGAAGGCATGGCAGCTATCAATGATAACGCACAACAAGGGGTATCTCTCGGCAGTATGGATATGGGCGTAGCAATATCCACTGGACTAGCAGATCTCAAAGCATCAACACCATCACCAGCGCCATCAGATGTACAAGTACCACTACTACCAGGCGAAAAACCTGCAAGCAGTAAAGCTTCTGATCAAACAGAAGCTACTGGCAACGAATCACTGGAAGCACTGATGCGCAAAAACAACACCAAGATGGACGAATTAATATCTGTCATAAACAATAAGATGTAATTCCAAATATGGATAAATAGTTGTATATAACTAGCAATTGAGAAAGTTTATGAGTTGGAGAAAACACTTTACCCCAGTAGACAACAGCGGTCTACCACTAAATGTACAAGGTACAGTACCGGACGGCGGTCCTGGCGCAGCCAGTAGCCGCTTTGAAAGCTGGCTACCAGAAGTGTATGCTGGATCACCTAATCGTTTGCTCAGATACATGCAATACGATAACATGGATGCTGATACAGAAATCAACACAGCATTGGATACAATTGCAGAGTTCGGTACGCAAGAAGACGAGTACAGTGGTCTGCCATTCACAATCAGCTATATGGAAGATCCTAGCGATACAGAAAGTAAAATCTTAACAAAAACACTACAGCAGTGGTGCAGCCTTAACCAGCTATACAAGCGTGCATTCAGAATTTTCCGAAACACGGTCAAGTATGGCGATCAAATTTTTATTCGCGATCCAGAAACCTACGAGCTTATGTGGGTTGATCCAGCCAATGTTGAGAAAGTTATTGTTAACGAGAGCGAAGGCAAAAAGATCGAAACATACTTTATTAAGAACCTTGATCCAATCTCTGCTGAAAAAGTAGCCACTGACGTAAGTTCCATGCACGCTAATCCATTTGGTGCAGGACAAGGCATAACTGGAATCATGGGCTCTACAAACACCCGTGCCAGTGGATTTGTACCAGGCGCAATTGAAGGTGCAGATCAGGGCTTGCCAGTAGATGCTAAACACATTGTGCATATCAGTTTAACTGAAGGTATGGACACTGCATGGCCATTTGGATTGAGCATACTGGAACCAGTGTTCAAAACTTTCAAACAAAAAGAATTATTAGAAGACAGCATACTGATTTATCGTGTACACCGTGCACCAGAACGCCGTGTGTTTTTTATTGATGTGGGCAACATGCCTCCACACAAAGCCAGACAGTATCTGGAACAAGTAAAATATGAAGTACAGCAAAAGCGTATTCCAGGCAAAAACAGCAAAGGACAGAGTGTAGCTGACAGCAGCTACAACCCCATGAGCATGCTGGAAGATTACTTCTTTGCACAAACAGCAGAAGGTCGCGGTAGTAAAGTAGACACACTACCAGGCGGTGAAAACCTAGGCCAAATTGACGATTTACGTTACTTCAACAACAAACTACTTCGTGGTTTGCGTGTGCCCAGCAGTTACTTGCCCACAGGTCCAGAAGACGGCTCAGCAGTATACAATGACGGCAAAGTGGGCGTAGCGTACATTCAGGAGTTCCGCTTTGCAAAGTATGTGGAACGGTTACAGAAACAAATCCAAGAAGATCTGGATAGAGAATTCAAAATGTTCTTGAAGTATCGTGGTATCGACCTGGATAACGGCAATTTCTTTATTGAATTTAACAAGCCCATGAACTTTAGCAGTTACAGGGATATACAACTAGATGCAGAACGTGCACAGTTATATGCCACAATGGCCAGTGTTCCATACCTGAGTAATCAGTTTAAACTCAAGAAGTATCTGGGACTAACTGAAGATGAGATGCGTGAAAACGAAGAACTATGGCGCCAAGAGAACGATGTTGAACTGAATCAAGTGATTCCACAAGACGGCGGAGTGCCTGGGCTCAACACTATGGGTATCCGACCAGAAGCTGACGAGGCACTGGATATAGATGCTGCGCCAGATTTAGACAATATGGATCAGGATATAGCTACTCCTGATGTAGGAGCAGAAACTGGCGTACCGCCAACAGGAGAAATATAATGAGACTGGACGAGTTTTACAGTCCTGAAGATGATCAGGTCGATCAGAGAAAATCTGACGATACACGTAAAAGTAAATTACGATTGCGTGAACTAAACAAGCTGCGTAAATACAGAGAAATTAAAAATCTGGAAAAAATCGAGCAGGAAAAATTTGCTCGAGTGATGTATTCACAGCCTGCACAAGATAATAGTGGTATTTAACTTCAGTACCAAACCACTAAATAATATTGTAAAATCCTTCAAAATGGGCTCGTCTGAGCCCATTTCACATACATTTCTAATACCCTACTATAAGTATATGTAAGAAAATATTATTATATAAATATCTTTCTGGAATTTAAAAGCAACTTATTTGGAGGCCACAATGTCAAGAGCAAACTTAGAACAGATTCTTGAACTCCTTCTAGCTGAAGAAAACGACAAAGCGGAAGAAATGCTACACGAGTATGTAGTGTCTAAAGCTCGTGCAGAGTACGAAAAAGTACTTGACGAAAGCGAAGAAGAAGTTGAAGTAGAAGAATCTGCTGAGGAAGAAGTTGAAGAGGCGATTGATCAATCAAACGACTTTGAAGACGATATCCTAGCAAACGAAGAAGAAATCGAAGCTGATGAACTCGGCGAAGATGAAGAAGAAGATGAAATGCCAATGGACATGGGTGACATGGACATGGGCGACGAAGAAGCTGAAGAAGGCGACGACGATATCGAAGATAAAGTTGACGAGCTAGAAGCAGAACTTGAAGATCTTCGTGCAGAATTCGAAAAGCTATTAGCTGACGAAGACGGCGACGGTGACGTTGACGGACACGAGCACGACGAAGACGAAGACGAAGCTGAAGAAGAAATGATGGATTCAGTTGAGTATGATCTTGAAGAAGCTGAAGAAGCTGACGCAGAAGAAATTGAAGAAGCTACTACATTTTCCAGTAAGGAAGCACGTCAGCCACTAGATGGCAAGGGCGTAGAAGCTGACAGCAATGAATCACCATATTCAAAAGCACCTAAGCACACATCAGTAGCTAGCCAGGGTTCACCTGTAAAAGCTAAAGACGGTGGCGAAGGTAAAAAAGGTGAAGCAGCAAAAGATCACACACCTACAGACAACATCAAAGTTGAGCCAAAGAAGGCGTAAGTAGGAGTAGCAATTATGGCACGTAAATTATATGAATACATGAGTCCAGACGCTGCACATGTGCAGATTATGGAGTCAGCAGACGGTAAAGACTTGTTCATGGCGGGCTTGTTCATCCAAGGTGATGTACAAAATCAAAATGGTCGTGTCTATCCTAAGCATGAAATCGAACGTGCTGTGGAAAGTGTAAACGCTCGCTTGGGTAAAGGTGAAACTGTACTTGGCGAGCTAGACCACCCTGAAGAGCTACAAATTAATTTAGATCGTGTGAGCCACATCATCACTGATATGGAATGTGATGGTTCAAATGGCATGGGTAAACTAAAAATCATAGACACACCTATGGGTAATATTGCACGTAGCTTGTTAAAAGCTGGTGCGAAACTGGGCGTAAGTAGTCGTGGTAGCGGTAACGTTAACGAAAGCGGCAAGGTTTCGGATTTTGATATTGTTACAGTCGACATTGTGGCCCAGCCCAGTGCGCCAGACGCATATCCAAAGACAATTTATGAAAGTTTATTCAACATGCGTGGCGGGGCTGTATTATTTGATACAGCTAGCGCAATGACACATGACAAAACCGCAGAAAAACACTTGATGAATCAGATTACCTCATTCATCAACGAACTTAAGAAGTAGGAGACTACGATGGCAGGTACATTTAACGAACTACTTGAAGGTGTGAATCTTAGCGAAGAAGCTAAAGTTGCCATTCAAGAAGCCTGGGAAGGTCGTCTTGCTGAAGCTCGTGAAGAAATGACAGCTGAACTCCGTGAGGAGTTTGCTCAGCGTTATGAGCATGATAAAGGTCTAATTGTGGAAGCAATGGACAACTTTATCAGCACTAAAGTTGAAGCTGAAATTCAAGAACTAGCTGAAGACAAGAAGGCACTATCAGTGCAACAAGTTAAGTATCGCAAAGCTATTAGTGAACATGCGCAACTACTTGACAAGTTTGTAACCAAAATGGTTGCAAAAGAAGTTCAAGAACTTCGTGCAGATCGTAATCGTGTAGCAGAGCACATGAGCAAGCTCGATGAGTTTGTTAGTGAGCAGTTAGCTGAAGAGCTAAAAGAGTTCCACGAAGACAAGAAAGCACTAGTTGAGCAAAAAGTCAAAATGGTACGTGAAGGCAAGCGTCAGCTAGCCGAAGCGAAGACTAACTTTATCCAGAAAGCTGCTAAAACAGTTGAAGGAACTATTAACAAAGTTATTAGTGAAGAAGTTAAATCTTTCCGTGATGACATCACAGCAGCTCGCGAAAACGACTTTGGTCGTCGTATTTTCGAAGCATTCGCAACAGAGTATAACACATCATACTTAAACGAAGCTAAGGAAATTCACGCCGTACAGAAAAGAATGTCCGAAATGGAAAAAGCACTTAACGAAGCAAAAGCACAAGTTGCTCAGCGTGATGAAGCTAAGAAATTAGTTGAATCAAAGTTACGTGTAGCTGAAGACCGTTATGCTCGTAATGAAAAGCTAAACAGTCTACTAGCACCACTAGGTAAAGAGAAGAAAGCAATCATGCAAGATTTGCTCGAAAGCGTTAAGACAGAAAACTTAGAAAAGCAATTTGATAAGTATCTACCATCAGTACTTGATGGCGAGACACTAAGAGCTAAGAAAGCACTCACAGAATCAGTAGTTAAAGAACACACTGGTAATAAGCAGGCACCTGCAAAAGCAGAGGCCATTGACAACACGGACAGTGTTGTAGAGATCGACACGATCCGTAAACTAGCCGGACTTTCAAAATAATAGGAGTTTTAAATCATGGCAAATCTATTTGAAAGCAACTGGTCAGCAACCAAAGATGCATTGATGGAAGGCCTTAGTGGCCAACGTCAAAAAACCATGGATGTTGTCCTCGAAAATGCGAAAAAGCAATTGTCAGAGGCCGCAACAGCAGGTGCAACAGGTGCAGGCTCAGTAGCAACATTAAACAAGGTAATGTTACCTTTAATCCGTCGCGTAATGCCTAGCGTTATCGCGAACGAACTAGTTGGCGTTCAGCCAATGACTGGCCCAGTAGGCCAAATCCACACTCTACGTGTTCGCTATGCGGACTCTGCAGGTGGTGTAACAGCAGGTACAGAGGCTCTAAGCCCATTCGCACTAGCACAAAGCTACTCAGGTTCACCTGACGCTACTGCTGCTGCTGAAGGTACTGCAGGTAACAAAATGAGCATCCAAATCTTGAAAGAGACTGTGGAAGCGAAAACAAGACGCTTAAGCGCACGTTGGACATTTGAAGCTGCACAAGATGCAGAAGCAATGCACGGCGTTGACGTTGAAAGTGAAATCATGGCAGCACTTGCTCAGGAAATCGTTGTTGAAATCGACCAAGAAATTATCGGTTCACTACGTAACCTAGCTGGCGCAGGCGAAACATTAAACTTTGGTTCACTAAGCGGCCAGAGCGTATATGTTGGTGACCGTCACGCTGCTCTTGCGATTGAGATCAACCGTGCAGCAAACCGCATTGCGGCTCGCACACGTCGTGGCGCTGGCAACTACGTTGTAGTTTCTCCAGAAGCACTAACAATCCTACAATCTGCAAGCACTTCAACATTTGCTCGTACTACAGAAGGTAGCTTCGAAGCTCCAACTAACACTAAGTTTGTTGGTACACTAAACGGTACAGTAAAAGTATTCGTTGACAACTATGCAGCTGACGGTACTAAAGTACTTGTTGGTTACAAAGGTTCAAGCGAAACTGACGCACCAGCGTTCTACTGCCCATACGTGCCTCTAATGTCAACTGGCCCAGTAATGGATCCAGCTACATTCGAGCCAGTAGTAAGCTTCATGACTCGCTACGGTTACAAAGAGCTAACTAACACAGCAAGCTCTCTAGGTAACGCAGCTGACTACGTAGATGCAATTACTCTACAGAACGTTAGCTTCCAGTAAGAATTAGTTTTTAACTAATACGGAAAAGCCTCGCTACGCGGGGCTTTTTTATTGACTTAAATTTGTGAAAAGACCCCTGGAGCTGTCAACACGTTTTTAATTAATTTACCATTTCGTATTTGCGTAACAGTATCATGGATTCGGTTAAGTTATTGAGTGTGTCAAACTTTAGTGTGAGATGGAATGCCGAAAAGCTCGCTCTGCATCCATATAGCTTATGGGCTAAGTGCAGTTCAATATCGTCGTACTTGCCGCTGTTGCATTCGCTAATAAGCAATGCTAATATCATTTCAAATTCTGAAAGTTCAATAGTGATTTCATATGGACGATTTTGCATAATATTTTCTCTACTCTTTTTAGTTAAAAAATGTATCGTGTTAATTAACGCTACATATATAGTATAGTACGATTCAGCGATCTTGTCAACACTTTTTTAAGAAAAAACTATAAATTATCGAATCTGATAAATAGTTGTAATATACTGGTTATAGGAACTAACAATGGCAAATAAACGTACTTACATTAACGCTGACCAAGAACTAATCATTCAGGGAAAGCTCACTATTGAGGGTGAGGTAGAACAACGTCAGTATGTGAATACTAAAGTATTCGACCAAACTGAATTCCAGGGCGATGTACTGGTAGTAAACAGCGATGGGTTTGACATCAATGGTTCCCCAGCTAATGCCGCAATCAAGTTGAGATCAGGTAACAGCAATGCAGAAATCACTTATTCGGGCGGTACACTGGAGTTTACTGGTATTGATGACCTGGCTCTGGACTCTATTACACTAAGTAACCTGACAACCACTAATGCTTCAATCACCAGTGCCAATGTTACTAGTTTAACGGACGGTACACTGACTGTCAACAACGGTACCATCACTGGTGCTACTTCTATCAACAGTACGGAATTTACTGGACATCTAACTGGTGATGTTACTGGCACAGTTAGCAGTTTAGCAAACCATACCACTACTGATTTAAGTGAAGGCACTAACCTATACTGGACACAAACCAGATTTGATAATGCATTTGGTGCCAAGACAACAGCTGACTTAACTGAAACCACTAATTTATATTATACGGACGCCAGAGCACAGGCTGCTATCACAGTAACTTATGCTGGTGGAGACGGCTCACTAACATACGTTGGTGGACAACTCACGTACACTGGCCCGAGCGCATCGGAAGTAAGAGCGCACATTAGCGGCACAACTGGACAAATAGATTTCAACACCACAACTGGTGTTATCAGTTTACCTGCTACAATTACCCAAAATACCACATTTAGTGGATTATTGAAATCCACAACTCCGCTGCACCCTAGCGATAGTAGTGCAAACGTTGCCACAACGGCGTGGATACAAACAAACACAGCTGGTACAGTGACAGATGTGTATGCAGGAGACGGCATCACTGCTACACCTGCTAACATTACCAACACTGGTGCTATTGCTGTGGACAGCACCGTGGTAAGAACCAGCGGTAACCAAAGTATTGCTGGAAATAAAACATTTACTGATACTGTGTACGTCACAGCAGATGTTATTCCCAGTGCAGCAAACACATACAACTTAGGCAGTTGGGCTAACCACTTCGATCAAGTGTTTGCTAATGTAGTACACGCAGAGAAATTGGATTTAGGCGATGCCGACCTAACAGATATCCACAGTACATTTTATGCTGGCACACCAACAGGAACAATACTGGATACCAACACTGCTGGTGGTTTAATTTATGCACACAACGGTCCAGGCGAAACTAA